GAAGAACGTACCCATATGTTAGATGGATGATTTACATGAGAAGCTTTATAAATGAGAGTATCACGCTTGTAATCTAAAGTCCATACTCGTACTTGCGTTTTACCACTCTTGCTTGATCCACGGCCCTCTACGCCATCTAAAAGCCTGTGTGCTGTCGATAGTAGCTGCGCATACTCTATAATCATTTTAAGAACGTGCTTATCGCAATGATAAGTTGCACAGATATCTGGATCTTCGTCTAAATAAAATATATTCATAATAGTTTATAATAATTCTAAATTACTCATATTCTACAACTTTAACTTTATTATAAATTTCGTTGTCATGTGGAAAATAAAACATAAGTTTATTATCAAATTCTCCTTGCAATTCAGGTCGAGGAAAATCTAGTTTTATTTCTATTAACTGTTCATATTCTCCAAATACTTTTTCTCTATCAGTATAAACTTGATTAGTGACACAAGTACCTGTCATATAAGAATAATTATAATCATAACTTGTTACCGTATGTTCGTGTTTTTCGAAACGATATTTTTTTCCAACAACACAATCTTTTATTTTTACATATTTAGTCATATTTCTCCTTTCTTTAGTACCATTGATTTTTACCATCGATGACTACGTTCTCTACTTTATGAACTTCTCGATTAGGACTATCTTCATAATAACTATCTTCAATAACTTTTAGTCCATAAATTCTTTCGTCAGAAAAAATTTCTTGGCAATCGTCAGATTTAGCTAATTCTTTAAATCTATCTTTTCCGAAATCCCATAACTCTTGATCTACGATTTCATATTCTTTCTCGCATGGAGTAATTACTGAAAACTTAATCTTTACTTTTGTCATAAAATTACCCTTTCTATTAAATTAACTTCTATATTATTATGATCAAGTTCATTTGAAACTTCTTTCCAATCTGTAGCTTTTTTAATAGCTTCTTCTTTTGAATCAGCTTCAACTTCACATTCGTAAGTGACTATTTGATAACTAGTATCTTTTAATTTATATTTTGGCATTTTATTCTCCTTTCTGATATTGACATATATATCCTGAAACATATAAGTCGTTGTATTTATTACTATTATTATTTCTAAAAATTATATTTTTTTCGTACCAATTGCTACAAGATACTTCTTCATAAGAGATTATACGGCGCAACTCATAATTATTTCCATTATTTAGAATGACTATCAGGTACAATATAACTGTTTTCATTTTAACAATTCATCTATCTCCGATCTTAAATTTCTTAATTTTTGTCTAATCTTATACTCATTAAGAGCATAAAAAGATGGATTATTTCCGTCCATTATTTTTTGATCTATATATATTGAGTAGTGTTCAGCGTGCGGTAAAGGTATAAAACTTTGATTACCATGTTCTTTCCTTGATCCACGACCCTTTAGTCTTATACTATATCTACCTTTATGTAGATACTTTTTCATCTGATTAATAAATGCCCAACCCTCTTTAGAGTTAGGCACGTTAGTTAAAAAGTGTACACACTTATCTGCTTTCGCTTTTCTTGCTGCTTTAGAAAGTGCAGCTTTACTCCAAAATTTATGATGTGTCATTGGAGTACCACAAATCTTAATTGCTTTATCATCCATTACTTTCTCCTTACTTTTTTATCAAATGTATATTTGATTATTTTATTAACTTCTTCATCTACTTGTTCAGATAGATAATAAACTACAGGACACTGTTTTAACCACTCGTCAAACATTTGAGCAGTGTCTGTTGCATACTTTATTTGTTTATTTTTAGTCTGAACTTCTAGTATTTCTTCTTGTGTTTGATCTACCATTACTGCAAAGTACTCCTATCTTTCTTTTTATCTAATACTTTTAATTTACCATAAACACTTAAAGGTATATCTAATTGATATAACTCTCCGTTATAGTGTTCGAAAAGTATTCTATGTCTATCGTCAGCCATTCTAATTGAAAAATGGATTGGCCATTCTTGATCTTTATCGAACTTGGTTACATCTTCGAACTCGTGTTTCTTAAAATGTCTAGGCCAGTCTTTCGTCCTGGCGATAGCATTAGAGTAAATGAGTTCATCTCTTTTAATTACTAAGTGTGGCATTAATCGTTCCCTTCTATTATATCTTTGAGTTCTTCTAAGTCTGCGCCGTCATCGCTAAAGTCAGAAGCTTCTAAACCTAAGCTTGCTGCCGCATCTGCTTTCTTAGCTTCTTCTTCGTTCCATTCTTTATCTGATGGCCAGCCATTAGGCGGTGCGTTATCTTTATTAATATCTTTGATAATCTTATCTAACTTTTGTATAGTCATACTATTCCTTTCTATTTTTTTATTACTTTATAATTTTTAAATTAAAAAATAATCCATAAAAACAAGAAAAAATAATACGATAGATAGTATATAAAAGAATACAACCTGCTCTATAAATCGTTCTAAGTCACACTAATTTAGTGGATTGTAAACTCTTTCTCTATATTTTCTTGATAACGTGGAATTTTATTTTTATAGTCAATAATTTCAAAATCAATAAAATTAAAATTTTTCATGTTATCTATACAGAAATCAAAGAAACGATTAACCCTAGGAAAATAAGGTTCTATATCAAATTGTGCAAAAGAAAAGTAAAGATGTTTATCTGGTTTTCTTTTAGTGGAATAAGTAAATGTAACCCAATAGTTTTGAGTAGGAAGTGACATTAACTCTTTGTATATTGGTTCTTTTTTTATTCTATTCATTAAATAATTTCCTTATATTCACACATAAACTTAAAATAAGCACCCATACTGTTAACCCATTTTCTATCAAGATTAGTAATCATTTTATAAGAATAATTATAACCATAAGATGTACAATCGTACATATCGTTAAACATTATAGTAGGAGTAGGTATAATTTTACATTCAGTGCCTGGAAGACTACTACATAAATACATAAATAAAAATACTTTAGTCATTTATACATCTCATTATTAAATTTTTTAAAACAGGATTACTTTTAAGAATAGTATAATATTGTTCAGTAAGTGATGCTACTTTTTCTTCACCGTGTGGTCCTACATGAAAATTATTTAAAGCCATAATGATATGAAATATTTCGTGAAACAAAGTTTTACCAAGTATTTGTTTAGTTAAACCTTTTCTAATAGTGAGAGTATTATCGTTGAAAGAATATAAAGCATAATCTTCAATCTTTTTAAAGATTACTTTAGTTGTAGTGTTTTTATATTTAATCTCTGTTAGTTTCATAGGGCCAATCTCTTGACCCTATTATAACAATTAACGACCCAACATTCTAGACTTAGTTCTAGCATTTATTTGAGTATTTATCCCTATTCCATCGCCTTTTTCTGATCCACGGCTATAGGCTACTCTATCTCTGATACTCATAGAAGATTTAGCACTTCTTAATCGAATACCTTTTTGCTCTAACCATTTAGTAATAGCCATTTGTTCGTTCTTATAAAGAACTGGTAAGCCATCAGGATTTCCCTGAGGGATATACTCAGGAGCTATTTCTTCATATCTTTCTCTTAATCTACTTGATAATTTAGAAGCAGCGCCTTGTTTAAAAGCATGAGCCATTTTATTAATAGAAGCACGACTACCTGGAACTTCTCTAAATTCTTCATCAGCTAATCTATTTACTGTATTAATAAAGTATTTACACATCTCTGTAGCTACCATTCGATTAGATTTTCTACCTACAAAAGTAATAACTTTTACTCTCTTGTAATGTGTATCTAACTTCATTGTAGAGTAAGTCGAACAGAAATATAGTTTGGCTGTAGCATTTCTTATATAGCCTTTCCATAAATCTCTATCGACCTCTACATCTTCGCTATCCATAGGTTCTACTTGATCTTCATCTTTAAGATCAGCAATAGATAAGTTATGTTCTTGAAGTAATTTCTGAGCTTTATCTGCAGCTAACATTGCTTCGTTCTCTGAAGCTCCGTTCTCAATAGACATTTTTAAAAGCTTTTGAATTCGCTTCAATACACTTTCTTTTTCTTCTGTCATATTCTCCCTTTCTAGTTAATAAGACGATTATTAATGGCCCATGTACGAATACCCGGTACTTATATAATAATCGCTTATTTTTACTTTATATTATTTTTTTCTTTTTTAGACAATAAAATTCGTATTGTGTTCCAATCTTTCGCTAAAGCCATTTTTTCCCAATCATCTCGACTTACACCTTTTGCCAAAGCTTCACCGTCATCGCTGTCAAATAAATAAATTTGTTTATCTTTTTTAACAATTAAGTAGACAAGGCCGCCGTTGTAGGAGTAAGACTTATGCCATGCGATTTGTTCTATACTCAGTTTTAGCTTTAATTTGGTCTTTTCTCTTTTGGGGGACCGCAAGTACTTTCCTTCTAACCAACCAGAAACTCCATCAACACAATAGTGTACATCTGGTATACCACGTTCAATCGAAGTTTCTATACGTTGAATAAAAAAATCATTTAATTTTGATCTGATCGTCTGCCAGATTTGTTTTTCCATTATTTTTTCCTAAAGGTATATAAGTTATATTATCATGTACTTGTAAATATCTAAAAGGATCAATGACTACAGAATCAGGCATAAAATAAAAATGTTTAAATGCTTCATGTTTACAACCAATAAAAAATAACTGAGGTTCTTTATCCCATTTAAATTCTTCTTTAACTTTCATAATATCAGGAGAATCAATCCAAGGATCCCACATTCTTACTGTCTCTCCTTTTTCTTCTAAAATATTTTTCAACAATATAGAAGGACTTCCTGTAGTAATATTAGTTTCGGGTTTAAAACATTTACCTAAAATATTTATTTGTTTATCACCTTTATGTTTAATAATTAAATCAGCTAACCACTCTGTTTGATTTTCTCTTTGCTTCATTATATTATCATACCAATTATATGATAAATTAAATTTGCGAGCTAAATAGCTGAGAGCTATATTATCTCTAGGGTGACAACCACCTCCGTCTCCCATACCTCCATATAAATATTTTTTA